TATCCAACATTCATTACTGGTCTCTCAGGTAATGGTAAAACAATGGGAGTTGAGCAAGCATGTTCTCAACTCAATAGAGAACTTATCCGTGTAAACATTACTATAGAAACAGATGAAGATGATCTCATTGGCGGCTTCCGTCTTGTTGACGGTGCCACAGTCTGGCACGACGGACCAGTTATTCAAGCTCTCAACAGAGGAGCTGTCTTGCTCCTTGACGAAATCGACCTTGCCTCAAACAAAATCCTCTGCCTCCAGCCGATCCTTGAGGGTAAGGGAGTTTTCCTTAAAAAAATCGGAAGATTCGTCCAACCAGCGAAGGGTTTCAACGTCATCGCAACCGCAAACACTAAAGGTAAAGGTTCAGATGATGGACGATTTATTGGAACTAACGTGCTTAATGAAGCCTTCCTTGAAAGATTCCCAGTAACATTTGAGCAAGAGTATCCTGCTCCTACTTCAGAACAGAAGATTCTTATGAATGTAGCAGATACTGTTGGTGTTAAAGATGAAGATTTCTGTAAGAGATTGGTAGACTGGGCAGATATTATTCGTAAGACATTCTATGATGGTGGTGTTGAAGAAATTATTAGTACTCGTAGATTAGTTCATATAGTTCGTGCTTATGCAATCTTTGGTAAAAAGGAGAAAGCAATTGGGGTATGTGTTAATAGGTTTGATGATGATACTAAGCAGTCATTTATGGAATTATATGATAAAGTAGATGCTGACTTTGATTTCAGTAAAGCAGAAGACGAGGCATATGAAAATGATCAGTAATTTATGGAAAGAATATAAGGATGCTTTATTCAATACTATTGACCTTCATAATGGGGTCAATAGTGTTTGGGCTCATTGGAAAGCAAAAGACTCTAATCTTTTAGCAAGAACTTATACTAATAAGTATCTTATTAAATCAAGAGAGGTTGAGATATGGAGTGATAATTCTTGCATCTATAATAATATTCTTTATCCAAAAACAAATGCTAATGTTCCAACAGGTCTTCTACCTTCTTTTGGTATAGATTTAATGGCATTTAATGAGAAAAGAGTTATTATAGTATTTGATTTTCAACATCCTGTGGAAAACTTCTTATTTTCTGTTGATGGATTGCCCAAATATAAAGAAAAGATAAGGTTTTTTGAACCAGGTAATCATTTCTCTGAAAATATTTTTGTTAAGTATTGCAAGATGGAAGAAGTGAATGCTTATCTATCTACATTTAAACAATACTTGACTAAGTACAAAGATATGTTAGAATTGGGAAAACCCACTGGAAATGATACCAGTGAATATAAAGACTTTGATGCTTATATGACTAAACTTGATCCTGTAGGAGGATATCTTACTGGTAAGTTTGGTAAAGAAAAAGCAGAAAGTTTAGTAAATGAATTTTTATTTCAATATGGTTAATGCATGGAGTTTAGCGTGGGAGGAAATTAACGGAACTATGGATGAAACTTACCCAATTAAAGTAGAAGGGGATGATTATGAACATTCCAAATATTATTATGAGTATGATCGGAATGGTGATATGCCAAACCCTTTTCCCACAGATCCCCTTTCAGATAATGATGACCAAATAGCACATCATATTAATCTAAATAACGAGGGTCAAAAAAAGGAGGAACTTACAACAATGACGGACATTAGGAACAAGTATCATGAGAAAGAAATTTTGAAAGATATTGAAGACTATGTATCAAGCACTTATAATGGACACTATACTGGAACTAAACATGAGTTTCGTAATGTTCAGACATTAGACTTAATGGCATCTAGAGATTTAGCATCTGCATTTTGCCAAGCAAATGTAATTAAGTATGCTAGTCGCTATGGAAGTAAAGAAGGAAAGAATAAGAGAGACTTGCAAAAGGTGATACACTATGCTATGCTACTATTACATTTTGATGAACACTACGGCAAACCCAAAATGACATCTGGGAACATTGATCACAACATGCCTTAATTATGACTATGAATTTATCTGACAACACCCTAACTATTCTCAAAAATTTTGCTGGTATAAACAATTCGATTCTTGTTAAAGAAGGAAATCAACTTCGTACAATGTCTGTTGCTAAGAATATTCTTGCAGAAGCACAGATTGAAGAAGATTTTCCTCGGCAATTTGCAATTTATGACTTGAATCAATTCTTGAATGGTTTAGGATTGCATCAGGATCCAGATCTAGATTTCTCAACAGATTCTTATCTTACAATTCGTGAGGGAAGACGTAGAGTTAAGTATTTCTATGCAGATCCTAATGTAATTATTGCTCCACCTGAGAAAGAGATTACACTTCCATCTGAGGACGTACATTTCCAATTAGAGAGTACTTCATTAGAGAAGTTACTAAAAGCAGCAGCAGTATATCAATTACCTGATCTAGCTGTAGTTGGTTCTAATGGTGTTGTAAAGATTATTGTTCGTGATAAGAAGAATGATACATCTAATGTATATGATATAACTGTTGGTGAAACTGATAAAGAATTTACATTTAACTTTAAGGTTGAGAATATTAGAATTATTCCTGGATCTTATGATGTAGTAGTTTCATCTAAACTTCTATCAAAATTTACTAATAGTCAATATAATCTGAAGTATTATATTGCACTTGAACCAGATTCAACTTTACAATAAATGTGGTATGTTATAGGATGGACAATAGTTACCTTGTGGCTATTGTCTAAGTTAGGTGTATTTAAAAAATGACTAGATTGTTGAGGACTTGGAAGTATGCATTGGGTAGTTTCTCTGATGAAAAGACTGAACCCTACGACAACTACATTGTTTTGGTACGTACTTTTATTTTCTTTTCTTATCTCATTACTAACTGTTTTATTATTGCAGGGGTAATTCGTCATTGGAATGATGGCAAACCAATGGCGTGTAGTTCAGAGGTAGAACAGCTGACTGTTAATCAGCCTGTCGCTGGTTCGATCCCAGCCACGCCAGTTTAATTCTATTATTATGAGTGACTTTATTTGGGTTGAGAAGTATCGACCACAAACAATTGAAGATTGTATTCTCCCAGAGAATATTAAGAAAACCTTTAGAGATTTCCTAAATAAGGGTGAAATACCAAATATGTTGCTTGCTGGTCCTCCAGGGATTGGTAAAACAACAGTAGCAAAGGCACTCTGTAAAGAATTAGGGGTAGACTATTATGTCATTAATGGATCGGATGAAGGAAGGTTCCTCGATACCGTCCGTAATAAGGCAAAGAACTTCGCATCAACAGTCTCGCTTACGTCTGAAGCGAAGCACAAGGTCATCATTATCGATGAGGCAGATAACACCAGTAATGATGTACAACTCCTCCTACGGGCATTTATTGAAGAGTTCGCAGGGAATTGTAGATTCATCCTCACATGTAATTACAAGAATAAAATTCTCGAACCACTACACTCAAGGTGTGCTGTGGTCGAATTCAGTGTTAAGGGTAAAGACAAACAAACTATCGCAGCAGAGTTCTTCAAAAGACTCAACTTTATATTGGATCAAGAACGTATTGAATCCGATAAGAAAGTTCTTGTTCAGCTCATTAATAAACATTTTCCTGATTGGAGACGAGTTCTTAATGAATGTCAGAGGTACTCGGTTGGGGGCAAAATCGATTCGGGAATACTTGCAGCGTTCTCAGACATTGCTATAAATGATCTTATTAAAAACCTTAAAGGAAAAAACTTTCCTGAAGTACGTAAGTGGGTCGTCAGTAATTTGGACAATGATACTACTGTATTATTTCGTCGCATTTATGATAGTCTATACGAATCCTTGGTCCCTAGTACTATTCCTGCTGCTGTTCTTGTTATTGCGAAGTATCAATATCAAATAGCATTTGTAGCAGATCAAGAGATAACTATGCTTGCTTGTCTAACTGAGATAATGGTGGAGTGTGAATTCAAATGAAGAAACTAACATTAGAAGAATGGGGTATATTATCAGTATTATATTTTGAAGAGTTTGTTAAAAGAACTTTAATTGGAATATTCAAATTGTATATGAAATTTGAAAACTGGAACTTTAATCGTAAATTGCCAAAATAATGAGTAGATCTCCTAATGCGAAGAGGTTAGTACCCTGTATGCCTCCACTTCTTCAAGAAGAAACTATTCCTCTAGATGAAGGAAATAAGGGAACTAGATTTGGTGGAACTACTTGTGAAGAGTTAGTAGCATCTTATCTATTATCACAATCAATAAATGTAGCAGAACCAAAAGTTGATGATGGTGTAGATTTACTTCTTGAAAAGGAACCTTACCTTTGGAAAAGGGGTCAGGTTAAAAAGGTAGTATATCAAATGTCACTTGACTATGGTATGAAGAAACGTACTGGAAAAGAAGTACGTCGTCCTCGTTATGATTTCTTTTATCACTCTGGTGCTACTGCTCCACATTTAAAGAATGGTAGAAGGCAGAGAAGACCTGAAGAAATTGATTATTATTATCATGTTTTAATTACTTGCTATCGTCAATTAATTTGGGAAACTCCTACTAACATAATTCCATTAAGGGAGAATGGTGAGTTTATTCAATGCAAGAACCCTAATTTAGATCGCAACAGTTGGCAAAGAAAAAAAGCAGATATTGATTTTAATAAACTTTTAGTGTATAGTAGATATGATCCGATAATTTTTAAGACTTATCCTGACTTCTTTTTAGAAGAACAAACTACACTTGAACCTTTTTTTGATAATGAAGAAACTGACTAAAAAACAAAGACACCAAGTTAAATCTAGATGGTACTATGTTTTCTGGGGTGCTGCTACTGTATCGGTATTTGCTGGACAGTTGTATGTTGGTTCTGGATATCGTAGGATGTCTGGAGCTATTGAAGATGCGTTAAATACTCCTATAATAATAGAAGTTTCTCCAGAGAGACCTCATACAGGTAATCCAATGATTCTCAGATGACTGAAAAGGATTTAGAAAAAGAACGTCACATTGATGACGATTGTAATGTAGTATCTCACTATTATAGTGCAAAGATGCAGCATCCAGATATTCCTTTTTATCTTCAAGATGAGAGAGGTCAAACCTTTGAATTTGGTTGGACTTTAATCTATCAATACATTTCTAATATCTCATATTATCCTGATTGGTAATGAAATCTAAAAAAGCATTAAAGACTCCTTTACGCTATCCTGGTGGTAAGTCCCGTGCTATTACTAAAATGGCACAATACTTTCCAGACTTTAGTGAGTACACTGAATTTCGTGAACCATTTATTGGTGGTGGTAGTGTTGCAATTTACATCACAAAGATGTATCCCCATTTAAGTGTTTGGGTAAATGATCTTTATGAACCTCTTGCAAATTTTTGGATCCAGTTAAAGGATTCTGGAAAGGATATGCAGGACGCATTAGTAGAGATAAAAAATAAACATCCTAATCCAGATACTGCTAAAAA